CGTTGAGTCGTGGTATGGCTCAAACCGTGACTTTCTCAAGGCTCACGACGATATGGTCCTGCTCAAGCAGGCCACGGATACGTCCGGTATGAGTCAAGTAGAGCTTGACGAACTTTGGGAACTGGTCTGTAACGTAACTACCAACTACCAGCGAACCTATCGGGATCAAGACACCTTCCAAGTGCTGGCCCAAGAGCTTACCTTCGCCATTCAGATCAGCACCAAGACCGGGTACACCGGAACGATCGATCTGGTCTACCTCGACAACGAGGGCCGGGTTCGGTTCATGGACCACAAGACCACGACGTCCCTCGACAAGTATGAGAAGAACGCCGCTATGGATCGGCAGATCTCCCGGTACTGGTGGGCGCTCCAGCAACTCCAAGCTGGGAAGGGCTACATTAAGCTCGACGGCGAATGGCGCCCGGTTTCAGAGACCGTCTTTGGTCTCCAGATCAAGGGCCGGGAGATTGGCCCGTTTACTTACAACATCGTTCTCAAGGACTACCCGGTCCCGCCCAACTTCATTAAGCCCGATAAGAAGACGGGCAAGCCGAACATCTCCAAGGACAAGGCCCAGAAGACCACCTATGAGCTTTATGTCAAGGCCCTGCTCCAAGCTGGGCTGGCAACTGAGACGCTGGAGGGCCAGATCGACGCCCCCGGCTACGAGGACTTCCTGACCTATCTGCTGGAGACCCCAAAGGAGTTCTTCCGGCGTGTCGAGGTCATGCGGAATCAGGCCGAGATCGATGCTTCGATCAAGGAGTTCTTCTATACTGTGAAGGATCTTAACCAGATCCGCTCAGTCATCGAGAACCCCAAGACGGCAACTGGTGAGCCTGTGGACGCTCCGATCTACCGCAACATCACCGCCGATTGCTCGTGGGATTGCCCGTTCCGGGATGTCTGTGTCGCTGGTTTCGATGGCTCTAACGTGAACCTTCTGCTCAACACCCTCTTCACCAAGGGTGAGCGGCAGTAAGTTAGCCCCGGATACAAATTCTGTGTGTGCAAGGAGCTAGGTAAGCATGGCAGGTGTACCTAATCAGGCGACCATCCCCGGCGATCACATGGCGACTCAAATGGCTGAGACGATGGGTGACTATGTGCTTGGCGGTTTCGATATCGAGGCCCCGCAGATTGCGAAGCAGGGCAAGCACATCATTCTCTACGGCCCCCCGAAGTCCGGCAAGACTTCGACTCTTGACGACCCGAACATGAAGATTCTTGTTGCTGATCTGGAAGGCGGTAACGAAGTTCTGGCAGGTAGCCCGAACGCCCGGATCGTCAACATCCAAGAGCATGCTCGAAAGAAGGGCATCCATCCGTTCGAGGCCATCGTCCAGTTCATCATGGCGATTGAGTCTGGCGTCATCAAGGGATTCGACGGCTATGCTCTCGACTCTCTCACCCAGTTCGAAGACATCCTGAAGGACTACATCGCCACGAAGTACGCCCCAAACCGGAAGCGTGGCGAGACCAAGAAGTTCGGCGACTCGGCCCAGTCCGATTGGGGCGATCTGAAGGATCTGATCACCCGGACGGTCAAGCGGGTTCATGCACTAACTAAGCGACGGGACAAGGTGGTCCACTGGATTTGGATTGCTCACGTTGCTCAGACCAAGGACCCTGTTACCGAACAGGCCGTAGCTACCAAGATCCAGCTTCAGGGCGGCAACACAGCCGAAGTCGTCATGTCTATCGTGGACGGCTTCTTCTACTTCTACAATCGGCCCTACACGGTCGAAGTTGATGGTAAGCAGGTGCCTGAAATCGAGCGTGGCATCATCACCAAGACGGTCGGCATCTTCGTCGCTGGTGTCCGTGAGTCCAAGGCCAACCGTGGCTCCCTGCCTGCTCGAATCCCGAACCCGGTGTGGTCCGAGATTTTCGAGAAGATGGGCTACGTCGAGCAGGAGTAGCCATGGCTAGCCCATTCTGGGAAAAAGAGCTAGAGGCGATCAAAAAGGTCCTTCGTCGCTGGTTCCCCGGCTACCCGCCTTTCGCTATCGACGCTTTGGCGGGGGAGATGCTGGGGGCCGTTCGGAATCCGAACGACGATTGACATAAAAGTCCCAGTTGACAGATCCAAGGTTTCTGGTATATGCTACCTACGTCAGGTTTCAAAACCCAAGGAGGAAACCACCGTGAGCAACAGTCTTTTCACCGTGAACCATGCTGAGGCCAAGGGCGGCGCCTTCGAACCCCTTCCGATCGGCGAGTACGAGGTTGTCATCTCCGGCATCGAGATCGGCAAGTCCAACGGCGACAAGACCAAGGGCGCCGATGTACTCAAGCTGACCCTGACCGTCCGTGAGGACATCGACCAGCCGGGCAAGAAGCGCAAGATCTGGGACAACATCATCTTCGCTGAGTCCACCATCTGGAAGTGGCAACAGCTTGCCAAGGCCGTCACCTTCGAGGACGGTCAGAAGTTCAACACTGTGCAGGAGGTTGCTCAGGCCCTCGCCTACAAGTCCGTCCGGATCAAGAACAAGCACGAGGTCCAGACGCAGGGCGCTGGGGCTGGCAACACCAACGATAAGGTGGCCTTCTACATGGCCTCCAAGTCTCCGCTGGCTGTCGTGCCGGGTGCTGGGGCTGACCCCTTCGCCACGACTCCGGCTGGTCCGGCTACTGGCTCCGACGACGATGTGCCCTTCATCTAAGGGCCGTACAGGGGCTTCGCCCCTGTAACTGGGGTAAGGCGGGAGGCAACGCAGGGGTGCTTCCCGACTGTAAGGGATAGGCTGTCGTAACGGGTGGCAGAGGAGGCCAGTCGGGTGTGAGTTCCCGACCTCCCATGCTCTCGCCTTACCCCAGTTAGAGCGGCGAATCCAAGGGGAGAGGTCTTTATGGCAGGTGAATTTCTACGTAGCTTCTTCGAGGAACGGGGGCAGGTGCAAGTCAAGCCGAATGGCGAGGCCGATGTGCTTTGCCCCTTCGAGCATGCCAAGGGCTTCGAGCGCCGACCTTCCGCTCATGTGAACATCGATAAGGCGATCTTCCACTGTAAGACCTGTATGGCAGAAGGTCGGTTCTCGGACGGCGGTCTTTCGGAGGCCAACTTCATCGCCAAGTGGTACGGAGTTCCGTACTCACAGGCCATCAAGATGATGTCCCAGTTTGAGGTCAAGTCAGAGACCATCGACAACTGGCAGGTTGCTGTTAGTAACCTCACCAGCAACGCCGAAGCGGTCAAGTACCTGAACAACCGGGGCATTACCCTTGAGGCTATCCATACCTACAAACTGGGGTATGTTGGGTCGGGGATCGTCTATCCGGTCTTCGTCAACGGCATCCTGCTCGATAAGCGAACCTACAACATGAACCCCGCTCCCGGCGAACCTAAGATCAAGTCGGAGAGTGGGGCTTCGACTCTCCTCTTTCCTTTCGACCACTGGAAGGATGACCCTCGGGACACGTTCTTAACGGCTGGCGAGAACGACACTCTTCTAGCTCGGATTAAGGGCTTTAATGCCGTAACAACGACCTTTGGTGAGGGCAGTTTCCCTGACATCTTCCTCGGTCTGTTCAGGGGCAAGCGGGTTCACATCTGCTATGACTGCGACGAAGCTGGGAAGCAGGGCGCTCAAAAGACTGCGTTCAAACTGCATGAGGCCGGAGCGATGGTCTTCCTGATGGATCTTGGCCTCCAAGGAACTAAAGAAGATAAGGACGTTACCGACTTCTTCATCAAGCACGGCAAGACTGCTGAGGACTTCCAAGCTGTTGCTGATGCGGCTCAACCCTACACGGGCGAGATGTTCCAGCAGGCCAAGAACGAGCACTACCCACTGGTTGATCTTTGGCAGGTCAACCACGGTGAGTTCTCCGGCAAGCGGATCTCTAGCCGGGTGATCATGATGGGTAAGTTCGACATGCCGATGGAAACACCAACGGCAATCGAGTGGAAGTGCAATCGTCCTATCCTTGACGTAGAGGGTTCACCTTGCCAAGTCTGCCCGCTCAAAGAGCAATCCGGCTGGTGGATACTGGAGGACCACAATCTCAACGATGTTTTGAAGCTGGTTGAGGTTGACGAAAAAGCTCAGGAGTCAGCGATCAACCGAATGATCGGCCTGCCCCCGAAGTGTCCCGGCGTCTGGAAGTCCCGGCGAGAGAAGAAGCACGTTCAAAAGGTGATCTTCGCTCCGGACGCTGAGACGGAGGATGAACTGAGTGGTTTCCGGGCTACTGAGCATTACTCTTATGTGATCGGCCTTGATCTTGAGGATGGGCAACGCTATCGAATCTACTTCCGGCGTTACCCTCACCCCAAGACTCAGCAAATCGTCTCGGTTGTTGATCGGGTTGAGGAGTCCGACAACGCTGTCAACACGTTCAAGTTGACGCCTGAGACCATCACAGAACTCTCCCAGTTCCAAGGCCATCCGGTTGAGGTCATGCAGAAGCGTCTCGACGTAGCCAAGCGAATCGTCGGCCCCTTCGCCCCAGCTTCCGTTGTCGAAACGGTCAACATCCTCTACCACTCGATCCTTGATTTCCGGTATGCTGGCAAGCTGATGAAGGGCCATCCCGAGATCTTGATTATCGGCCCTTCCCGAACGGGTAAGACCGACACAGCCAAGAAGTGGATGCAGTTCCTCGGTCTTGGGAACCTGACCGAGTGCAAGACGGCGACCACGGCTGGCTTGCTGGGCGGCGCCGACAAGCTCCCGTCCGGCGCCCATCGCATCCGGTGGGGCAAGATCCCCCGGAACCACAAGGGCCTGCTTCTCCTCGACGAGCTATCCGGCATGCCGATGGGAGTTATGTCAACCTTGACAGCACTCCGGTCGGAGCGGATCGCCCGGCTGGAGAAGATCGTGAACGGTGCGGCCCCGGCAAAGGTCCGGCTGGGCTGGATCTCGAACCCTCGGGTTCAGTCAGACGGCAAGAGCCGGAACATTAACCTCTACCCGACCGGGGTCCAGATCGTGTTGGATCTGATCGGATCGGACGAAGATGTGGCTCGGTTTGATGCTGTCGTGATCCTTCCAAACATCGAGGTCTACATCTCACCCTTCACATCGAAGGAAGAGGCCGTAGAGATCGACAATACGCCCTACCGGAATTTGGTCTACTGGGCTTGGAGTCGAACTGCTGATCAGGTTCTCTTCTTCCCCGGTGTGGAAGAGTACATCTGGCAGGTTGCTCAGGAGCTAAATGAGAAGTATGACACAGATGTCAAGTTCTTCGGTGCCGAAGCGCACAAGAAGCTGGCCCGTATTGCTGTTTCAGTTGCGGCCTGTTGTTTCAGCCACGATGGAACTGGGGAAAGGGTCCTCGTTCAAAAGGAGCATGTGGATTGGGCAAGAGACTATCTTGTCCGATGCTACGATAACGATGTCTTCCGGCTTCCCGAATATGCCGAACAGCAGAAGATGACCACGACCACGAACGAAGAAGTCAACAACGTCTTCGCCGGATTGGTACATGGGCAGGCGATGCTGATGAAGACGCTTTCTCGGGCTTCAGAGATCAGCCTTCCCCAGTTGCGTACCGTCTGCGGCCTCGACTCCAAGGTCTTTGACGACGCGATCTCGAACATGGTTCGGCACGGGCTGGTTGAGACCACTAAGAACGGCGTGATGCCGACCCTCCGATTCCGCAAGGCCCGAGATGCCTACGCAAATAGCATCGACAAGCAGAAGATGACCCCACTATCACAGCAGGGTGGAGCGTTTATATGAGTCTCGAAAACTGGTTTCTTGATGTAGTCTTGAGCGGCTGGGTCGTTGGGATCGGCCTAGCCGCTCTCTACAGTCTGATCCAGAAAGGAAGAGGTTAGACATGAAAAAGTTGTCGATATCTGCGTTTGTATCTGACCGTGAGCTAGAATCGGCAAATTATGATGTGGAGTCTGCCGTTAAGAATGAGCTTGCAAAACGCTTGGCAACTCAGATCTTGAAGGAGTTTCCTGTCGCCTGTGAACCGCGACCCGATATGGAAGGTCAGTGGGTGTCTATTACGATCGGAGTTGCCGACAAGGACGAGGCATCCGAGATCTTCTTCCTTCTTGACTCACTCAAACAGCTAAAGGTGCTGGGGAGGCGCTAGGTGTGGTCATAACGATTGCTGGTCGAGAGTACGAGGTTATCTACACGACCAACGCCTTTGAGATCAGTCAGGCCCTCTCGACCAGCAAGCCGACCTTCTTCACCTTCGATACGGAGACCACGGGCTTGCACATCAAGAAGGATCGTCCTTTCCTTGCTGGCGTCTGCTTCGGCAACGTGGTCTACATCTTCCCGGCTATCGCTGAGATCCTGCGGTTCTTGTTCGTGTGGTCTACCCTAGTTCGTCGGGTCTACGGGCATAACGTCACCTACGACATGCACATGGTTGCAAACATCATGGGCGACAAGTTCCCACTCCAGATTAAGAACTGGGGTGACACGATGGGGCTTTGCCGACTGACCTTCGAGGCCATCTCTGCCCGAGATGGCGGCGATAAGCTCGGCCTGAAGGAGGTCGGCAAGAAGTACATCGACAAGAACGCTGACAGGTACGAGAAGGATGTCAAGGCTTGGCTGAAGGCGAAGGAAGCCGCCAACCGGAAGCTCCTGATTGCCCTGCTTGCTGGCATCAAGGATGAGGGCGGCAAGTGGTCGATGAAGCGGTTCCAGTCTGCTTTGGATGATGGGACCCTGCCCGAGGCAGTCCTGAACGTTTACAACGAGTGGCGCCAGCACTACCCGAAGCCGACCTATCAGGACGTACCTCTTGACCTGATGATTCCGTACCTTGCGGTGGACGTAATCCTGACCCAGATGCTCGTCGAAAAGGCTGGCCCGGTGATCGCCTTCCGCAAGCAGGGGAAGACCATTGACCGGGAGTTCCGAGTCCTGCCTGTCGTCTACAAGATGGAACGGGCCGGGATCAAGGTCAACCGGGATTACCTGCAAGAGTGCGGCAAAAAGATGGAAGAATACATCCAAAAGCTGTATGTGAAGCTCCATCTTCTGTCGGGGTCCGAGTTCACGGTTGGACAGCACAAGAGAATCAGGGAGATCTACACAGAACTCCTTGGTGAGGAGCCGGAGTCTACCGACAAGAAGTTCTTGAAGAAGATGGCCGACAAGGGCGATGAGTCTGCGGCCCTGATCTCTCGTCTGCGCCGCTTGGAAAAGTGGCTGAAGACCTACATCGAACGGATCTTGGAAGTGTCGGCCTATGACGGTCGGTTCTACACCTCCATGAACCAGTTCAACCCGGTCTCCGGTCGATTCTCTGGTGATGCCCAACAGTTCCCCAAAGACCCCATCTACACGGAGGAGGGTTACGAGTTTGAGCGACAGCACCCCAACCAACACGTTCCAGAAGAGATGGTACTTTACCACCCCCGGCGAGCTTTTGAAGGTCGGATGTACTATCTCGACTACTCTCAAGTGGAGTTGCGGGTGCAAGGTCACTATACTCTCTACTTCGGTGGAGATGTCAACCTGTGCCGAGCCTACATGCCTTATCGCTGTACGCATTATGAATCCAACGAGGAGTATGACTATCGAACAGTTGTCGGTCGGTCCCGCTGGGGAGAACTGAGGAAGGGCGCCCCGGCTGGCCTCCACTGGGAGGAAGCCTTGGAGAAGGGCTGGTCGGCTTGGACCAATCCGGACACCGGAAAGCCGTGGGTTCCGACCGATGTCCATATGGCGACCACTCTCAAGGCCCTCGTTGCGATGGGCCTGAACCCGGACGAGATGGAGAAGGATGTCGTTAAGTGGTGGCGCAAGAAGGGCAAGACCTTCAACTTCATGCGGAACTACGGCGGCGGCGACCAGAAGGCGTCCGAAACGCTGGACATCACGCTTGAGCAGGCCAAGGCCATGAACAAGGGCTACACAGACGCTTTCCCAGTTGTTGTGGTCTACCAAGATCAAGTCGTCTCGTCGGCACGTCAGCAGGGCTACGTCGCCAACATGTCCGGTCGTCGGTACTACCTATCGAACTGGAACAAGCACTACAAGCTGGCGAACTACCTGATTCAAGGGTCATGCGCTGACATGCTCAAAGAGAAGATGATCGAGATTGACGAGTTCATCGTCAAGAACGACCTTGATGAGCAGGTCGTGATGGAGCTTTGTGTCCACGATGAACTCCAGTTCGAAGTGGCTGAGGGTGCTGACTGGGCCATCGCTGAGATCAAGCGGATCATGGAGGATGCCCCGGACATCATGGTTCCGATCGTGGCTGAAGTCGAGTTCACCGAGACGAACTGGGCAGAGAAGAAAAAGGTGGTGGCATAAATGGCGGCGGGGCGCCCGAAGCTCGTCAGTGATGAGGACCTTTTGCGGATCTGGCTGGAAACCGGGCGCAACATCAAGAAGACCTTGGACCAGACGGGCTACCCGCACAAGAGTACCCTGTACTATCGACTGAAGCAGTTGGGGTACAATCGGCGGGATCGGTGGTCAGACGAGGACCTTCTCAAGCTCTACGAAGAACTGAGGAGTCCCAGCCGGGTAGCCAAGAGGACTGGGTATACCTATCGTTGGATAGCCCGGCGCCTTCGAAAGCTCGGAGTCGAGCCGTTGCCGATCGGGACTCCAGTCCGCAAGATTAGTTCATAAATCGAAAAAGCGGCCCCACTTTAGGCCGCTGGCTGGGAGAACTGGAGCAGGGAGTACCTACGATACCCCCTGCTTCTGCTCTTTCAGGGCAATCCGCTCGACCCGGAACCCCTCGGGCACCGCAAACCGAAAGTTCTCGTCGGTTACGAGGTACATTGTTCGGGCATCATGCTTTCCCAGTTTGTAGGTCTTGACAAACCCGTCGATCTTCTTCTGCATCTGCTTATGGCTGATGTGCGATCGCTGGACCTCGATTAGAATGGCCTCACCGTTTGGCCCGAGCCGGGTGTACGCATCTGGAATGTATTCGGCGTCGAACTGTGGCTCGACTTCGTAGATCTCTGGGCATCCAAGTCGGATGTAGAAGTCAGCGATCGCAAGGAAGTGCCGGATCTTAGCTGATTCTGTGTGGATTAGGACCGGGTTTGGCATGTAGAGATAGCACTCATCTTTGGGCCGGGGTACGGTTGTTACGAGGCCGTCTCGGTCGAGGCGCTTCATAATCCGGTTCACCGTAGCCCATGGCCTTGCCAGTTCCGGGCATACTAGCTGGCCTAACTGGTCCCTTGACAAAACCCGGAAGTGCCGAAGATAGTCCAAAATCATCTGGTCTCTCTGGTTCAACATCTTGTTCACTCCTGAATGGTTGAAGCAATTCCATCGCCCGGTCCTCCGAGATGTAGGGGATCTGAGCCAGCATCGGCATCCCGTCGAGGACAACTGCCCGGCCCCTGATGGAACTGAGGTGATAGGCGTCGGGTACATGCACGACGATTTCGCTGTTCTTCTCATCGGCTGTTTGGAAGCAGACTCTCGTTAGAATGTTTGCCCGAATCCGGGGCTTTAATACGGTCGTCGCATCCGGTCTTTGCGTGGCGATGACGAGATGAACGTCAAGGTATCCGGCTGTCTCTGCGATCTCAGTTACGATGTCTTGAAGGTCGTCATCTTCAGCGAATCTCCCATACTCGTCGAAGACAACGAACAACGGCGGGATTGGATCGTCTGGGTGCTTCTCGTTGTACTGCCGGACGTTGACCGAATCTCGGCTGGCCCGGAGCTTTTCCTTTCGAGCGGCGATCTCCTGCCGGGCGCTGTTCAGCATGGCGAAGGCATCGGCTGTGGACTCAGCAGGCTTGGGGATTTGGGGCACCCCTGCCAGTGGATAGTAGTCCTCCAGCTTGTTGTTGACATAATAGAATTTGACCTTTCCTGATGTTGCCCGAAGCAGGTGAGTGAAGAGGAGCCGAAGGAAGACGGTCTTGCCCATCCGGGTAGCTCCGGCGACAATCAGGTGACAACACGCCTCGTCGCTGAAGTTCAGGTGCCGGACGCCAAACGGCGTGAAGTAGGGTAGGCTCAGTTCCCCCAGAACTAGGAGAGAGTCGTCATAGTCCATCCGATCCCGTAGGGGCTTCATTCCCAGCTTCAGCAAGATCTCCCGGCCCTTAACGTGCTGGACGTCGATCTTCGAGACCGTGGCCTGCTCAATGGCGCCCAGCTTTTTCTTGAAAGCCTCTACCGTGAACCCCTTGGGCAGTCGAACCTGAGCCTTCCAGCCGTACCGGGTGCGCTCCAAGCCCCACACCTCCGGTCGGTGGATCTCGTCGTCTGCCCTAGTTTCGATCTTGGACAGTTCGAGGGCTTCGACCAGCAGGGCCTTGGTCTCCTCAGCCTCTCGCCGGATCTTCGGAGTCAGCAAGTACTTGATCGCCACGTACCCGCCTATCACAGCCATGCTCAAGCCGATTTTTGCAGGAATCAGCACGTTTCATCACCTCTTGCTCCCATCTTATGCAACTATGGGAGCGAATATAGCTTGTCCCCACTAGACAGATTACATGCTACGTGATATGCTACAAAAGACGGGAAGAGAACTGGAGGAGATATGATGGCGAGGGTGCTTTGCCTAGATCCGTCCGGTAACTTTGACGAAGGCAAGGGCACGACTGGTTGGGCCTTATATGTCGATGGGAAACTGGAGACGTTTGGGCATATCGCTTCGGCACAGTTTTCGGGTCAAGAGTTCTACTGGGGAAACCATGCTGAAATGATCCACATGTTGGCGCCGTCTGTTATTGTTTGCGAATCGTATCGGCTTCAGGCTTCGAAGGCTCAGGCTCAATCTTGGTCAGCCCTTGAAACTCCCCAGTTAATCGGGTATCTTCGGATGGTTGCTTGGAACGAGGGAATCGCCTTTGTCTTCCAAGATCCGGCTGACAAGGTTCGAGTTGCTGATGAGCAACTGGTGAAGCTCGGGGTCTTAGAGAAGAAGGGCCGGAGTTACACCTGCCTCGGACGCCCAACTCTGATCCACGAACGGGATGCGATTCGGCACGGCGTCTACTTCCATCGGTACGGAAAGGGGCGGCAGGTATGATCCGCTTTGAGCATTTAGGCATCTACAACTGGGAGAACGCCATTCGTGGTATGCGGAATAGCTGGGAAAGCTGGGATAAGGGCGACTCGGGCGAGACCCTTGAACCCGATTTAAGCACCAAGTTTTACATGGGTCCGAACGACTTCTCTCTAGCTCTCCGGCTGTCCAAGGGCGGGTCCGATCACGGTAAATTTATGCGCCAGATCCTCGTCGGCGTAGACATCATCGCCGGGGCTGAATGGTGGAAGGAGTTCGACACATATAAGGTCGGCACCGTCGCCAACTCGACCAGCATGATGCACAAGCTGGGAAGCCGTCTGCTAACTGCTGACGATTTTAGCTTCGATGACCCCGATCACCCGGTTGTTCTGAACACCTTGGTGATTGTGAACAACGTTATCCAGAGGTGGTGGGCTGAAGGCAAGAAAGTTGGCTCTCCGACTTGGCGCCTGCTTCAGAAGCTCGTACCCATCGGGTTCGTCTACCGCCGCACCGTAACCATGAGCTACGAGAACCTGAAGAACATGTATCGTAGCCGGAAGGGGCATAGACTACAAGAGTGGCGGGAATTCTGCGATTGGATTGAAACCCTGCCATACTCCCAGTTGATTACCCTGAAGGAGGCAGATCCGCATGCCGGGAACCGAGTCGAAAATCGTCCCAACGGGACTGAAGGTGGTGCCGCCCGTGAGTGAATATGTGCCAGAGATGCCGAAGTTCGAAGCCGTGGAGCATCCGGCTCACTACAATCGGGGTGGGATCGAGACCATCGACTACCTTGAGTCCACGCTATCGCCCGAGGCGTTCGAAGGCTTCCTTGCTGGCAACGTCATCAAGTATGTGAGCCGCTACCCGATGAAGGGCAAGCTGGAGGATCTGAAGAAAGCCCAGTGGTATCTGGACCGTTTGGTCAAGGCAAATGAGAAACCCCCTACCACTTAGGTAGGGGGTCCTTTTTGTGTTTACCGCCGATCGTCCGGCTGGTACGGAGGGGCCGGGGGCGGGGTGTAGGTGGCATGCGGGTGCATGAACAGGCCAGCCAGCGTCACGACCGCCATGACCGCATCGGCGGTCTGATCGATCAGAGGATTCGGGATCTCGATGTGGGCGCTCTGCTTGACCAGCATGGCGATGAGCGTGATGATCGGGACAATCAGGGCCTTGTTAAACTGCGGCATTACGCAATCACCTCCTGTCCACTGGCCTTTCGCACCTCGTTGGCAAGGCGATGGTACTCTTTCCGGTCGGTCTCGGATACCGCCATGCCCCAGAGGGCGCCCAGTAGCGTGACAATCTTGTCGGCGTCGGCCTTCGTCAACATGTCCCGAGGAGCGGCCTTCAGAACTGGGGCAGGCTCGGGGGTGGCGTCGAGCAGGGCCTTGGCGCCGTTGATGACCCGATCGAAGTCGTAGGTTGGGCCGGGGCAGAAGGCCCGGCTAACCCCGTCGATCTGGTAGTGACCGACGATGTGGTCCCGGTCACAGGGGATCATGTAGAGATCACACAGATAGGCGACCAGCTTGATGTCGGCCTCGTACTGGGCATCGGTGAACTGGTAGAAGTCGCCCTTCGTGAGATCATGGAACCCCTCATGCTCGACCGAGATGGTGAAGAGGTTCGGGTTCACGCCGGGGAACTGGGAGAGGATTCCCCAGTTCGGATTGGCGACCTTGCCGTTGCCCCAAGCGCCATCCTTCAGATCGACGTACTGGTGGATCTCACCATTCTTGCCGATGCCGAAGTTCGTAGAGGCTTGGGTCGAATCCTGCTGGAAGTACGAGTCGGTTCCGGCGAGGGTGCCCTGCATGATGTGCATGACAATCGCCACGGGCCTGTAGATGCGACCGCTGGCGTCCTTGCGACCCGGATAGAACTTCGGAACGGAACCCGTACCGATCCACTTGATGTCGGGTCTAGCGACCATGGTTCTCGTCCTCCTTCTTCTTGCCAAACAGATAGCTGAACAGATGGCTGATGTTGGCCTCGATCTTCGAGATCCGGACCTTGACATCATCGGATAGCGTGTCGATCACTCGAAGAAGCCGCTGTTCCCGTTGCCTGCCGTCCCAGAGTACATAAGCGACAAGAGCCACAAAAAGCCCGTGTTCCTTGGCAATCTGCATTAGGAAGTCCATTAGCGGGGGTCCCCTTCCATTAGTTGGCCTTGGCTCGGGCTTTTTGCGCCCTCTGTTCAGCCTTACGATCATACATGCGACTACGAAGTTCTTTAGCGGGATCGACCGTCTGGACCTTGCCAAGTAGGAGGGCGGCGAGATCTTCAAGGATACTGGAGTTCGAGTCGAAGAAGGAAGCGGCCTTGTTGCCAACACCAGATTGCTGGAGGAAGTACTTACCCAGCCGGGCCGGGTCGTAGCTACCGTTGTCGGTCTTGTAGGGATCGATCGGAGCGCCGTTAAAGACCTGCTTGTTCAGCCCAACTTCGAACGGCATCTTGAGGAACGGAGACATGAGGCCGAGACCGAGGCCCAACGGGTCGTCCAACTTCTTCAGATCGTTTGCCGGAATCCGGGGGTTGAAGTAGGAGTTTTCGGTGCCGGGGATCTTCAGGTAATCCTTCTGGATGTAGTCCGGCGCCAACACACCGTCCTGATTATCCACGTTGAGGGTCTGTTGGATCTTCTGGAGGGTTGCGTAGTACTTGGGCTGGTGCAGGATTTCCTGAAGGTGCAGAGGCAGGTTGTTCTTGGTCCACGACCAGAAGGGTGCCAGCAACTTAATGCCTCGGTCAGCGTTGGTCAGTTCGCCGAAGTTGAACAGGTACTTCCGCACCATGTCAGCCGCCAGCTTCGCTGAACCCGTGACCTCGTTGCCGTGGATGTAGGTAGCCAGCCGAGAGAGGTCTTCGATGTTGTTGCCGAGACCCCGCATCGTCTGTGCCCATTTGGTGTCCGTTATCTTGTTCTCGATCGTGTGGAGAACACCTTTCTCTTGCGCCAGTCGAGAGCGCCGGAGCGGATCAATCACATCGATCAGTTGACCGCCACCAAGAACACCGTGGTCAGCCGCCTCCTGCAAGAACTCTCGCTCGGCCTTGGTGATCGTTCCAGCCCGGACCTTCGCCAGAAGCTCCCCAGCTTCCTTGTAGTCGGAGATCCCGACTCCTGCCAGCGTCGTGTTAGCGATGTTGCCCAGCAGATTGTTGAAGTGGTGGGCCGGAACGTAGGTCGTCACAAGGTTCTTCCAAATGTTCGTCGCACTTGTAAGATTCTCCACGAATTTGTTGATTCCTGCATCCGTGAAGAGGTGTTGCGTTTTTTCTAGTCCTTGGAGAACTTCCTTGTGGATGGCGGTCCCAGCCGGAAGCCCGAACTTCTGGGCTGTAGCCGCATCGAGCCGGATGAAATCCTTGGTGAGGGACTGGGCCCCATCCTTGGCGAGATCTTCCGGAAGCCGAAGGGTGCCCATGTTGCGAAGTTCGCCCTGAAGCTGGGACATCGCTGTGGACTTGATGCCCTTCGCCATGCGCTCTGCTGTGGCCTTGATCGGGTCTCGCTGGAAGAGGTTCTCAAGCCGGGCAAGAGTCTCATCGATCTTACCCAGTTGTTCCGGATCAGTGACGGTCTTTCGAGCAGTCTGGAGGCTGTGGATTGCCTCGTCCCACTGGGCGAAAGACTCGAAGCCCTTACGGGTCTTGTTGAACTGGTTCGCCGCTGACCGCCCAAGGTACTTCGACATCTCCGGATCGGAGAGGATCTTCTGAAGCGTCTCGGGGTCGATGCTCTTGTCGAGAACGTGCGGGAAGTATCCGTCGATCGTTCCCTTCAAAGCTCCGGCGCCCATTTCCCTAGTTGCCTGACGATCAAAGACCTGCTTCAGCGAGTCAGCAACTTGGAGAAGCTGTTCCTTGTTCGTGGAGTCGGCAAGGAACTGGGAGAGATTCTGTTCTCCGGGGAACTTGCCTTCGAGGATGTAGGGGATCTTCCGCATGTCCGCTTCGGACAGTCCCTTTGCCATGCGTTGGATGCCAGCCAGTTCCCGGAAGGACCAGTCCTGATTGGACCGGATGAAGTTCTCGGCGTTGCGAACCTTGCCAGCCGCCTCGTTGATGAACGGGATCTTTGAACCAAGAGACCGAGGGTTGAGGAAGGCCAACTTGTCACCAATCGCTCGGCCTAGCGGTGAAGATCCGCCCATGTCCTGAGCGAACTTGAAGAGGTTGAACACGTCGTCCATACTCTGCATCGTCCGTGGGAGAGCAGGCAAGAACTCGGCGGTGTGCCCAACATCCTTAATGCCTTCTCCAAGTTTGGTCAACTCTTCGATAGACTGAAGGATGTCCTCTTGGTTCACCATGCCCGGAGCGTCATGGGCGAACTGGAACAACTCTTCAGCACGTTGACCAAGTAACTGGGGAAGGTTGCTCTTGAGTGCAGTCAGATCGTGCAGGTTGGTCTTGGTGTTTCCAAGGATCGCTGGGGTCTCGCTGGTAGTGCCGATGTCTTCGATCATCGACCGAGCAAGCCCACGTTCTGCCGGGTCTGTAATCGTGAACAGGGCCGACTCCGGATTGAATGGTACGTAGTGCAGAAGATCCTCGGCCTTTGTGACCTTGCCGATGTTCTGAGCAAAATGTTCAGACATCTGAGAGGTCATCTTAGCCGCATCCTCGACACCGTAGACCGACTTCAGGAACGCGGCCTGCTGTTCGGGGTTCAAGCCCAACTCAGACAGTTTCCGGACTACTGGAGCCTTGCCTACCTCACCAATCAGGCTGTCAGCGACCTTCAGGAAGCCCGGTTTTTCGCCGAATGTAACGATCTTGTTCGAGAACGGCAGGCTGGCGCCAACTAGGGAGTTCTGCGCCGCCGCCCGAGCAGTTTTGCCAGCATTTTCCACGGCAACCCGAGCCGCAGTCGCCGCCCGTTCGCCGATGGCGTTTGCCGCTTCGAGGGATGCTCCCTTAGCGATGGCGTCTTCCGTGGCCTTGGCGCCGACACGTTCAGCGACCCGAACTGCAAGGTTCTTGCCACCAATCTCCAGCCCGGCCTCCAATCCATGAGCCGCAAGCTGTGCCGCCGCTTCCTTGGCGGCGCCTTGGGCACCTGCCTTAATTGCCGACCCGGTGCCAAAGGTCAGATAAGTTAGCGGATCGAGCAAGACATCGCCAGCGAACTCACCGACATCGCCGATGTCGAGGTTGCCCTTGCGGTGCTGGAGAGGACTCCAGCCCGTTCCCGGCTGTGCCTCAGCTTCCTTGTAGCCAATGTTGCCAAAGATGTCGTGGGTCGTGTACCCGTTAGCACCTGTGCCAATAAGCCCACCAAGGCCGGGCACATCGCCGAGCGTCCACTTACCGTCGTTCCAAGCGCCCCACTGGTTGGCAGTGATGTTGTAGAGGAAGTTGCCAACCGGGCCACCGACCATGTTGGCGATGTCGTTGACCTTGGTATGCTCCGACCCAGTTTGTTTGGCTAGGTAGTCGGTAAGGAAGTTACTGACACCCATTAGCCCATGAAGCAGGTCAGATCCAAGACCACCGAAGCTGAAGTAGCTGGGACCGCCAGCCGGGCTTCCCTTAAAGGAACTGGGTGAGATCATGCCAGCAGTCATGTCGATCGGCTTGTAGCTTGGATTGGTGAACGTGACAGCCGGGGCAGACGCCGGGGAGGGGAGGGGGCTAAAATCCCCACTCCCCGACAGGTTTGCCAAAGCCTTTGCAAACTCCTGTTCAAAAGTCCCCGCCATCAAACACTACCTCCCAAGGACCGATTTCAAGTAGTTCCGAGTCTCAGTAGGGAGAGCGATCTCCCAGTTGTTGCCGTAGCGAGAGATGGCCCGTTGGACGTTGCCCTCTCCCCAGTTGTAGCTGGCGACAGCCTTTCGGTAATCGCCGCCCCACATGTTGAGCAGATCCTTCATGTACTTGATGGCTCCAGTGATGGCCTGCTGTGGGTCCTTCGGATTGATGCCAAGTCCCTTTGCCGTGTCCGGCATGAACTGCATCAAGCCGATGGCGCCAGCCGACGAGTTCTCGACGTTGGGGTTTCCACCAGATTCAGCCATCATGATCTTGTAGACCACGTTCGGGTCTACGCCAGCCGTCTTAGCGCCTTGGTCAATCCACGTTTGGAACTGACCAATCTGCCCACCAACGTTCGGGGAACTGGGAGAGCCTGTGCTTTGGACCTTGGGCGCTGACTTGAACAGGTTCCCGATCTGATCGACGAGGTTGTTTCGAGCACTTGCAAGATCGGGTGGGACGGCCTGACCGTTGTTGATCATCGCCCGAATCTGAGCATCAACGCCCGAGAGTTGAGACTTGAGCGCATCGAGTTGCGTCTTGTCCTTGTCCAAAGCAAGCTGGGCAGAAGCCTTGTCCAGTGTAGCCTGATCGTACTCAACCTTGTGCTCGAACTCGGCTTGGCTGAGGTCCAGCTTGCCAGCGTCCAACTTGTTCTGCTGGGTCCACTGATCCATCTGAGCGATGAGCTTGTTTTGATCAATGGTTTCGCCAGCCTGATTGTGCCGAGCATCTTCGGTGAGTGAGATCGACCCATCCGGATTGACGAAGTAGCCCCGAGCCTTGGCCTCATCAAGAGCGGCCTGTCGGTTCTTATCGTTGGCGTCCAGTGTGGGCACCAACTTATCGCCGACCGGGATGAACCCGAGGGCCTTCCACTTGTCGAGGTCCACCTTGGCCCAGTCGATCTGGTTCTGAGCGTTGTTCTGGCTGGCTTCGTTGTACAGCTTGCCTTGGCCCAAAGCGTAGTCCATCTGGTCCTTGACTGTGGCCTGATCGTACGGCAAGAAGTTCTTTAGCATCTCTGCGAAAGCCTTCGCTTGTTCCGATCCGGCCTGTCCAGCTTGGTTCTTCAGTGTCGTGTAGTACTGGCTTGCCAAGTCCTGTGCATCAATCTGGGAAAGTTGCTGGCGGGCCTGCGTTTGCAGAGTGTCGTACTGATTGTTGACCTCAGCATTCTTGAGAGCCGCATCCCTCATGATGCCAGCAAGGTCCTGATCCCGTGCCAGCAAAAGCCGGGTGTTTTGATCGTCGGCGATGCCAGACTGAGAAAGTCCACGGTTCGCCATGCTTTGTCGGACGTTCAAGTAGTTCTGGAACGTGTGGTCTTCGAGTGACTGCTTGGCGTCCTTAACACCGTTTTGGATGCCCCGCAAAGCATTGGCCCGTTGGCTGTTCAAACTGGAGATAAGGCTATTGAGAGAAGTGGTCTGCTGACCAACCGTTTTATTAGCTTGGTCGAGGGCCTGCTGATGAAGAGTTGCATCATCAATGCCGCCTGTTCCGTTCATCAGCTTCATCCACTGTTCGAGAAGCGTCTGAGATGTAGTCTTTTGCGCTGGTGCTGGTGCGGTCGGCGGCGTTGGCGGCGTCTGACCCGGCGCCGCAGGAGCCGGAGTATTGAGTGCCGCACCTGTTACAGGGTCGTAATCAGTCCCAGCTTGGAGTCCAGCCTGAGATCGAATGAGGTTGGCCTGAGAGTGGAGGCGGTCCTTTTCCTCCTGCGTCTTTGCCGCCATCCACGCCTTGCCAAGATTGTCAAGCTGGATCTGCTGTTGATCTGTGAGAGGCATCTGGAAAGCCCTCCTTTCCATAACTAGAATACCATAATTCGTGACACTTGACTACACAAAACAAGGGAGATGCACCTACATCTCCCCAGTTTCGCATGCACTTAATTAACCTTTCGACCCGAGTAGACCAAGGTAGCGGAACTGGCAGAGGTGTTGGTGATCCGGATGTAGTTGGTGTTATCGATCCGGAACGGACCTACTGATTTTGTCGAGAAGGTGATCGCAGTCGTGGGCGTACCGGACACCATCGGAGTTGCCGACCATGTTTGGGTCATGTGAGTGGCGTCAATCACCCACTCTTCGCCCACGGGTGGCCTGATGTCGTAAGTACCAGAAGCCGCAATCGCCTGCGTTCCGTGGATGCGGTACGGCAGGAAGTCCGACTCGTTGAACTCAAGCAGGTAGGCGTTTACGGTCGTGGCACTCGCCGCACGTAGAGACAAAGGCTTGTCGCGCCACGACCAGACATCAGCACGACCGCATGTTAAGACGTTCTGGCTCGACGGGCTGACATCCAACACACCTGCCTGCCAAGATGAGCCGCTATCTGTGCTGACATCGAGGAAAAGAGACCCTGTGGCGCCTGCATTTGTACCCGTGATCAGACGCCACAACTTTCCGACCGGAGGCTGAAGCGAGAGCCTTGCGCCAGCCGCTACGCTGACGTTGTTGAACTGAACAGGAAGATATGGTGCTGTACTTGGGGTAAACAAAGCTCCGGAGACAATACCAGTAACAGCGGCGCCCGGAGTAATGAGAAGCGGAATGGCACTTGTGAACACTGGCGCCAACGTAGTCCGAGAGCCGTATCCGATGTCACCCGCTGTTGTTAGCCTTCCTGTGACAACGATATCAGGCAAGTTTGCTACTCCGAAGGATACTTTTGTTCCAGTGAATCCTGTGAGGGAGTTCAGCATCCAAACTTCGTTAGGACCGGGCGTGAACGTTGTTGCACCAGAAATGCTGATGGCTTTCATCCACATTGGCATCTTTTAGGCACCTCCACTCTTGAGAGCTTCGATTCGGACTTGAGCCGCTGACAGGCCGAAAGTTGTCCAAACCGATCCGGTGTAGTACATCCAATTGTTCTGCGTCGTGTCGAAGTAGAAGTCACCACCTACAGGCGCCGTGATGGAAGAAGAGTTGGCGAGGCGTCCGTAGCAGGTAGCGCCATTAACAATGAACTTGGTCAAGGACATGATGCCATTCGCCTTTGAGAACTGGGCAAGGTTCGTCCAGCCGGACCCGTTCCAGACGTTCAGCAGGAGGTTGCCGGATGCGTCCAGTTCCCAGTCCCACGTATTGACGCCGCCCTGCTTCAGCGTCCAGTGAGGATTTGCGCCGGAGCGATCGGAGATTACACCGCCCGTCTGTACGCCGAGACCAGCGTTCGAAATCTGCGTAGTCAGGGAGTCTACAAGGTCATTCAGCGCCGTTCGCAAAACCTCGAAGTTCTGATCGAGCATCGTGTCTGTAACGATCTCGCCAGTCGAGAAGTCGTGAAGGGCCGACTTATCAACTTTTGCCACGAGTCATCACTCCTTTCTTACGGCCTCTTCTCTTTGAACTCAAGGCCGAATCCGAAGACCTCACAGGGCGTGTTCTCGTCATGGACGATCTTGACCTTGACTCGACGGCACTTGCCTCGAATTGAAGCCTTCTGCACCGACACTTGCACGTTGCCAAGCGGGATCTTCGACAAGATCCATGAGCCTACCGTTGTACCCGTGTAGAAGTGCATATTCGGCGTCGAAGTCGTGATCCAAACTGCCCGATCGTCGATGACTTGAGCCTGCCCAGTCTCCGGCGTCATAACGATCGCCGAATCGGCTGTGATCGTCACCTTCAAGTTGGTGTTGGTTGTCTGGAAGTGCTTGCCCAGCATGTAGACACGCTTCAGCTTCTTGAAGTTGAAGCTGGCACTCAGGTCAAACGCCTTCGACTCCACGGTAACTGGGTAGACCTCTCCGTCATCGGTCCAGACGGTTTTGTCTTGCTGGTAGAGCTTACCGCCGACCGACAGTTCGTAGATGTCGTCGCCGTAGTTGGACATTTGATTGAATGTGAGGCGACTGGAGGTGTCCCGCACCCACATATTGCCGTCATAGTAGAAGCGGTAGACAACCTGAGAACTGGGGAAGCACAGCCAGTACTGAGAATCATAGACCATCGCACAGGCGTCTGAGGCGCCGTAAGATCCAGAGTAGCTACCATCTGTCACCGTTGCCGACAGCTTAACTAGGGAAGCGATGGCTGACCGAATCGGGAAGTCGATCCGGGCGACGTTCATAACCTCCAGCGTCAGAGCGTTCGGCTTCAGTAGGTGCAGGCCCTCAGAACTGAGGAAGATGACCACGTTCCCAGCGACAGCCGCCGATCGAGAAGCAACGCATCCGATCCCATCATGGATCAGGCTGTGGCGGTAGTCATCCGGCGACTTGCCCGAGAGCGTCTGGATCGTGGTCTTGGTGAAGATCACCAGCATGTCCCGGAATCGAGTAATCGCCGTGATCGGCTCCAGCTTCCCGGTGTCGAAACTGATCGTGTTTGTCGTCGGGAAGTACCGGGGAGCGTTGAGATCCGAGATGTACATTTGGTAGGGGTTACTGCTATCCCCCGACAGGATCAAACGATCCCAGTGGAGGAGGATCTTCCGGCACGTCTGAATCCCCGAGACGGGCTTCGGTGTGTTCAGCTTATCCTCGGTCTTGTTGACAACGTAGTTGGTAAGCGACGAGTTGGGAGTCGGAGTGGATGTACCCGTGGCCCGGACGGTGAGCCGGATGTCGTAGTTGACAGCCGTGTCCGGCGTAAAGTCCCACGTTTTTCCTCCCGAAGTGTCGGCGGTAAAATCACGGCCTAACACCCAAGTCGAATCCGCAGACTTCTTGTACTCCCATTTGTAGTCGATACCGCCCATGCCAGAGGGCTTGTTTATGTAGCCCGTCATGGTCGTCTTTGCATTGACAACACCCGTGCGTCGGCTCGGCTTGATCCCGGCAACAGCAAGAGCCGTGTCGGTGCCGTCCTGCACATAGGCGTCCGGACTTGCGGCAAGGCCGTTCGTCCCGATGAAGATGGCCTCCTGCACGGTAGGCTTGTACGGGTCAACGACCTTGGCGTTCCAGACCTGACTAGTGTACTGCCATGTGACCGTTCCGTCCGTAGCAATACCGGATGTGTGGGTCGGCGCCACAGTGCCGGAAGTACCAGCAACGGTACAGGTGTAGATCAGACCGTTGGCGTTGACCATAGCGTTGACCGCATAGACCGTACTCGGTGCCCAAGCCGGAGAAGTATCATAGGACAGTTCGCACAACTTAGTCCCCGTGGCAACGAACATGCTAATGCCGTATTGAACAGCATTGATGTTCTGGGTTGCTTGGAACGTCAGCGTCCCGGCACCATCAACGATCGTAATGGGCTTCAGCGTAGTCGAGCCGTTCTCCCGCACGTAAAGCGCCCCGCCGATCGCCAAGATGATGTCCGGCTTCGACTGGCCCTGACGGTAGTAGTAGAAGAGGCCCTGCCCCCGACCCGTCTGGGTGTTGAGCAACACCCGACCCGTCCGACGCTTTGCCGAACCTCGGGAACTGAGGTCAACGTTGTCGAGCGTGATAAACTCGTTGTCCCGCAGGCGCTCGTTGGACTGCTCCGAGTTGAGGCCCCCAGAGAAGTCCATGTACGCCTCGAACAGCTTCAGGGACGGGTTCGGAGTGATGCTCTGCCGTGCCAAGTTATGTCACCTACCAGTTCTTTTGCCAGTTATAGGGAGGTTCGAGCAGATCCACATGCTCCTCCCAGATCATGGTCACAGCGTCATTAAGCAAAGCCGCCGTGGTCAGGATGATATCGTTCGGCGCCGTGGTCGGATCACCCTGCGTGAAGTCAACGATCCGGTCGTTCACGTAGACCTTCACATCGCCGTAGACGGGATCATACCCCAGCTTCGTGATTGTGAAGGTCGTCTGCCCAGCCGTAGCGGTGAACTGCTGGGAGAGCCTGTCGTCCCGGTAGCGAGGCGGGATCTCGTAGCTCTTAACGAAGTCCTTCAGTCCGTCGAAGAACTGGGCCATATAGTCATTCGCTTCCGACAGCGCCGTATCCTGCTTCTTGTACATGGCGCTGGCGTAGAGAACTGGGAGGGAGTGCCATTTCGCCGGGAAGACGAAGGCTCCGTTCAGATTGGTCGAGTCGAGGTCGGGAAAGGTTGCTTCGACAGCAATCGCCATCTTGTCCTTGCCCTCGTTAAACCAGCCTGTGGCGTCACTTGGATCAACCACATCGTCAACGTTGGTGTTCAGACGATCGATCATCTGCTGAAGGTTCATGTTCTGCCCTCCTTATGGGATCGCTCGTTTGAGACTGATGTTGTCGAAAGTGAAGACTCCTGCACCTAGATTGTCGCTACTCAAATACAGACGAACTGAAGCGTTGTTGCCCGAGTTGAATGAGCGCGTTTGCTGTCCTTGGGTGTACCCAATGATCGATGCAGATGCCTGTGCATTATAGATGGCAACTTTAGCTGTCGCTTCATCTGCCTTCAACACGTATTGGGTATTGGGAGATATATTCAACGTTTGGTACATGGATTGGGAGTTCCCGGTAGATGTGAGAACAGCTTTACTGTTAAGCGTATCCCAAGTACCGCCGACCACTGTCCACCCGATCAGCCCTTGACTAAAGTCACCGTTGACGACCAGTTCCTTGAAGTAGTCCTGCCTCTTGGCAGAATCGTAGGGTTGGATCTTGGTAGGGTCGTAGGCGGGAACGGCCTTCACTAGGGAGAGGTTGGAGAAGGTGAAAGTGCCAATGGCGTCGTTCCACAGAATAACTCGTATCTGAGTGGTGCCCTGTGGCACAGCAAAGGTTACAGTAACATTACCAGACTTATTTGTCTGCGGTGTAATGTCGTCTACGCTGTTGGAACCGGGTAGCTTACGCACGGAAAGAACGGTATTACCTGAAGACGCTGTAGTGACCATAGACAACGTGTACGTCACGCCGGGAATGACGTTAATGTACATGTAAGTTGATTGACCCGTTGCCGTGGCACTCAACGTCAGAGTTTTTCCGTCTGCACTTACTACTGTGTTCGCATGCTTAATCCATCCGGCGTCAGTGAAGAGAGGGACCAACTGGACGAAGGAATCCCGAACCGGAGGCATCGGCATCGATTACACCCCCAGAAGAGTCTGCACGATCTCAGCCACATCGTTGCCGTCGAAGTCGTCAGCGTTGAGACCACTGGGCAGGGCGCCTCGAATGGCAACCGACAGGGCAAAGATGTCAACCTGCTCGGGGGTTGCCGTGACCCCAGTCAAGAGCTTCTTAATGGTCGAATTTAGGGCCTTGTACTTGGTCTGGTTGGTACGGACAGAGGGAACTGGGGAAGGATCGGTGATGATGAAGTCAGCCATCGCTGGTTCCTCCTTACGGGATCAGGTGCGCCCAAGTCGAGAAGGTGTGGGCAGATCCGGCATCGCCGTTGACTGCATTCACCTTAAAGTACGGACCCTTAACCGAGGTCCGGCCTGTGCCGTTGTTTGCGTTGGAGACGGCTACAACAACCTCTTGCCCGATGAGGTTGGTTGCCCCACTGTCCGCATACCACCAGACTTCGACGCTTCGAGTTGTCGAGACATCGACCTTGACGCCAACTGCCAACTGATCGTAGCCGTTCGAGGTCTGAGTGGCGCCCAGATTGTTGCTACTTAGCGCCACACTTACGGCGTTATGTGTCTGGATGGTGACGGACTGCCGGACGCCAAGGCTGGTCTTGGTCTGGTCCGTATTGGGGTCATAGGCCCAAGGAGCCATTTCGTGGACGAGTCGGGTGCCGGAGAGGAAGGCGTCTTGTGCCGCCATTAGGATTCAGTCCCTTCATCAGTCTTCTCGGTGGTTTGCTTTTTCGCTTTCTGCATCGAAGTGAGGTTGGACTGAGTAACTAGGGAAGGTGCCGGGGTCCGGGACAGCAGTTCGGTTAGCAGTTCGTTGGTCTTCTGCTGTTCAAGCAGAAGGTCGTAAAGAAGTGCCTCGGTCGGGGTCACAATACTGCCGTACTTCTCGTGTCGCAAGACTTACCCTCCTTTGCAAACAACCCCCTCACCGAAGAGGGTAAGGGGGTTGTCCGACTGGAATATGTGCTGGGTCGATTAGGCGTTCGACCCGAAGATGCCACGGTAGTCGGTCCAGCCGTAGCTGAAGCGCATCCGGCCCTTGTACTTGGCGGCGTCCGTGTCGAAGTCGTTCTCCGACTTGAAGTTCAGCTTCTCGCGCCAGAAGAAGTTCAGGGGGTTCATGGTCGAGTCAACCATCCACCAGTTGGTGTCGCTGGTCAGGTAGTCGAGGACGACCACCTTGAAGCGGCCCTGAAGCGGGTTGATGTCGTTGTTGTTCGTGCCCGGAAGCTGGACAGACTTCACGATCTTCTCAGCCGTGAACTCCAGCGCACGGGGGACGATCAGGGTGTCGGGCATAACCTGAATCTTCAGGCCGCGCTCGTCCACCTGCTGGGAAGCCAGCTTGAGGGCGACTTCCAGATTGGCTTCGGAGAGGGTCAGCGCACCGATCAGGTTGGAGGTCGTGCCGCCTTGGGCGCCCAGTAGAGCGTGGGTGCCGGAGATCAGGGCCTCACCGTTCGGGTTGGTAGGCGAAGCCGTGAAGGAAGTCGTCAGCAGGGTGGAGACGTTCTGCTCGATCGTAGCACGAGCGGCCCGAGCGAGGGCCTTCGGCATCTTGTTGATGATGTTGTACTGCTCATCATCCACAAGCTCCTTCTCGACTTGGAAGCCCTTCGAGAAGGTGTCATGCTTGTAGGTGGTGGTCAGCTTGCCGCTCGGGTCTTCGTACTCGGTCGCATCCAACGTACCCTTCTTGTTCCACTGGCTGAAGCCGCCGAACCGGGCATCGGTCTCGATGGCCTTCTCAGAGGTGAGGATGTTGACGAAGTTGGGGTACTGCTCGGGCTTTTCCTTGTAGGTCTCGAAGAAGATCTTGCGTAGACCCGGCTCAAGGAGCTTACCATAATAGCCGGACTGAATAGCCATTCTAGGGGTTTACCTCCTTCGTACCTACTTAGACAAGCTGACGGGCCGTGATGACAACCAGCGGGTTGCCCGTGGTGCCAGACGTACCGACAATCTTGACGATCAGGGTCGTGGTGTCGGCGGTATCGACGTTGCTCGAACCATCGATGCCGTAGGCCGTGCCTGCGATCAGGGCACCAGCGCCGACCTTCGTGGCCTCGTAGATGGCGTCCGGGGAGACCCGGACCTTGCCCTTCGTCGGGGTGACGCCGACGCCATCGTAGCTGACGCCATCGAGGACGCCCAGAACGGTCGTGTCGGTCGTAAGGGCCTTGACCAGATTGCCGGATGCGTTCAGCCGAACGACATCGCCCGGAGCCGCAGTAGCCGCATAGGTGGAATCGAGAGGGAAGTCCTTAGCCGGAAGGATGGACCCCTCATTTAGGGAATAACGAAACCAAAAGGCCATGTTCTTCGGTCCTCCTTGATAGATTTACTTGTACTTGGCGTACTCCTCGGGCGTCATGCCCATCTTCTTCGCCACGTAGTGTTCTTCGGCGGTGAGTTGGGCGACGGACGAGTCGTTCGCCGTAGCACCTTGCTGGGGGGCAAGAGGGCTTTGCTTACGACCACTGATCTCCGCAAGGGCCTCCTGCTTGGCGACTCGCTGGATTTCAGCCGTGATCTTGGCGCCATGAAGGGCAAAGACGGCCTTCTCCAACGGTAGCTTTGTGTTCTTGAGTTCGGTCAACTGGTAGTGAACAGCGTCAGTCAGATCGTCGTCCGTTAGGACACTGTACTTGGCCTTTAGTTCGGCCTTCTGCTGATCCATCTGTGACATCCAGTTGGTGAACTCCGTTTGGTTAAGGCGCTGTTCAAGCTCCTGACGAGCCTGCTTTTCAGCGTTGATTTGTTGAATGATCTCGACCGGGACGCCCTGCTCCTTGGCCTGCTTCTGAACGAGAGCCTCCTGCATCTTTTCCAGCAGTTGTTCAGTTGTCATGCCGTACTGGTCTGCAAGAGTCTTGGCAACCTTGTACTCAGGGGAGTTCTCAAGCCGTTCTTTTGCCAGCTTGTCTGCCTGCTCCTGCACCTGCTTTTGACGGCGCATCTCGGCAAACTTCGAATTCTCCTCCGGAGTCTGCACCTTCTTCTCCGGTTCCGGGGTCGGTTCGACCTGCGTCTCCGGCTCAGGCACAACCTCGGGGACCTTCTCCGGCTCGGCGATCGGCTCAACCTTCGTTTCCGGCGTCTCCTCCTTGGGGATCTCGTTGCCGAATTCGTCGGTAGGCACATCCACTTCGAACAGCTTCAGAAACCCTTCGTTATCAGGCTCGTTCGGGCCAGCAAACCGTTGCAGGTTCATTCTGGTTCCTCCCCTTTTTGCGCTTGGGAAGCGAGATTGACAAGATGTGCTTTTTGCGGAGCAACCCGAAATTTCATCTCGTCCTCTTCAGTTTACAATAATCGTCCCTAGTTGACAATACCATTCCGGCATCTTTTTGGCATACGGTCCAAGAATTTTTGGGCATACAGAAAGACCCCCGGCTTTCGCCGAGGGTCTCGCTGTCACCGCCCCACCTCATATATCCACTAAGGAGGACACCTTTAGTATACACCATTATCCCCGTGCCATGTTAGCCATTTGCACTTCCCCAGTAACTCCCTTTGGCCCCTGAACTGGGGAAGCCATCGGGGGCTTCTGGCTGGAGATGCCGTTCTTGAGGTCCTGAGCTTCCTGCTTAGCAAGCATCTCCTGAGCGGCCTGCTGGAGGAACTGGGCGATCTGGTCAACGGATGTACCCTTCTGCGCCAACTGCAAAGCCTGCTGGGAAAGCTGGGCCATCTGATCGGCAAGGTTGTTGGCCTTGTCCTGCTCGATCTGCTGGCGGTCGGCCTCCATGCGCTTGAGGATGTCCGGAGTCTCGTCGAACTCCTGCATCTTGACCCACTCCTCCGGTGTGATAACTGGAGGATTGAATTGGAACTGCCCCTGCGTCTGAAGGAGCTTGTCGGCCTGCTGGCGCTTTGCGGCCTGCGTCATGGGCGCCTTTGCGTAGACGTTCGACTTGACCCGCCACTCAAGATTCTCCCGATCGATCTTAGAAACTGGAGAGTACATCTCGAACTGGGGAGTGCCGTTGGGGGCGACGGTCGTAATGGGCCGCTCGTCCTCCCACTTGTGAAGGATCATCAGGACGATCAGGTGCGACAGCCGCTCGACAAAGGCGTCGATCTGAACCATCTTGTCCTTGTCCCGAATCGTGGCCCGTTCGATCAGGTCTTGGACACCAGTCGAGGTGGTCAGGGAGCCGACTGACTGACCCGTGTAAGCCTCGTTGACGCCGACGATCTGCCGGATGTTGTTTTGGGTCCGGTCGTCAAGCTCGAATAGACCCTTCGGAATATCCATCGGCTCAAGAACATGAATGGCTTTCGACGGGTCGCCGTTGGCGGTCCAAACCTTGCCGGGCAGAGTGCCAGTTCGGGCCAATTCCTGAGCGTTAATGCCAGATTCCCGGCCCACGATCTTCTGCGGATTCTGATGCAGAACACCGATGATCGCCGCCGTCTGCTGGAGCTTGTTGATGATCTTCTGGTTCTCCAGCACATCCATGCAGGTCGAGGAACCCCAGAACGAGTTCTCCTCTTCCTCGTCGTAGAGGATGGCGAAGGGGTACTCGTTCGGCTGGATATCTTCGAGCCGGAGCAGGTAGAAGTCGAGGTTCGGGATGTAGTAGGTGCAGGTCAGGTGCCACTTGCCACGCTTGAAGTTGCGTTCCCAGTGGGTATGGAGCAGGGCCATTTCATCACCGGAGACGGCACTGAATCCATCGGTTGGCTTGTTGTCCCGACCATAGATCGTGCCAGCCGAGCTATCCGACCGCTCCAACAGATCCGCGTTGAGGGCGTCGAGCTTGTCGAGAGTGCCGTTCTTCTCGCAGTAGTTGCGGAAGGCCATGTTCTCCCGAATCTGCTCGAACGGAAGGAGTTCCGTGGTTTCGATCCACTTGCACTCTTCGATGCAGTAGGCGTCCGGATCAGGGAAGAAGTTGGCGTTCGGGAACCGCTTCGTGCAGATCTTGCCCTTGTAAAGCTGGTTTGCCGGATTGCCCTCGCTGTAGTACCGACCACCAACATAGTCGTCGTCGTTGTAGACGTAGATGATGGCAGTTCCCTGCAATACCGCACGGTCGATTGCCCGACGCACCTTACGGGCCACTTCTTCCGTCTCCCAAACATGGTCGTACGCCTTTTGCAGGCGCCCAACGATGTCCACATCCTGTGGATAAACTGGGGAGAACTTAGCCTTCGGGATAGCTGAGGCGAGGTTGGCCCTCTTCAGGGTCCGGATGTACCGGATGAAGTTGGTGACGGGCTTCGGGACCCACGGGGGGACGGCGGCATCCTTCCACTGATCACCCCGGTCAAAGGTGTCCAGCATCTTCCACATGGGGTGGAGCTTAGGAGACACGGCGCCTTCAGCCTTGCGGAATCGGGCATACATCTGACCGATCTGCTTCTTTACCTCTTCATCCTTCGGAGGCTTCACGTCATCGGTGGCCTTGGCCTTCTTCGCCATTACTGCATATCCTCCTCATACGTACCAGACAGCACGGCCTTTAGATACGTCATTTCCTCGACAGAGAGGTCCGGAACAGCAGGCTTGTCGGGCTTAGTCTCAACCTTCGGCTGTTCCTTCTGAATAATGACGGCCCGGATGTCCTCTGTCACAAGCTGACCGACACTCAACTTGACAGGCATTTTGGCGTCGATTGCCTTTGTTAAAGCATTGTAGTCAGCTTCGGTCAGTTCGTAGGTCATGTAGGAGTTGTCCTTGTAGTAGATAGCATAGAGCCTTGTCTTGGCCCGAGGCTTACGCATTTGGCTTATCCTCCTTCTTATCATCGGCACCCATCAAGCCCTCGACCTTCATGCCTTCTTCATGGGTGTACTCGCCTTCAAGTACGAACCATTTGGCTCGTTCTAGAACTCCGAGAATCAGCTCGTCGTCGGCAGAGCTGGCCCAGACTTTAAGACTCCCCTCGACCTTATCGTTGTTGATGCGGAGTCGGCGCCGAATCACGACGATATCTTCGACATAAGGGCCGGGTCGCTGTTTCTTTTTATCAGACATAGCTCGTCCAGTCCCTCCCTGCGTGTTCTGCCATCAGGTCGTCGTCTTCGTCTTCCCAGTCCCGGTTGCGGTCCTTATCTGTCCTCTTATATTTGCCCGGCTCGAAGGCGTCGGTTGCGAGGAGATCTGGGTCGTCCGGCAGACGCATGAATCCGTACCGAACGGAGTCCATCGCATGGTCATTCTTCTTGACGGGCTTTTCATCGAGGTTTTCGTCGGCATCATCCATCGACAAGTCGGGGAATTTGTAGCCGATGCCTTCCCGACAGAGATTGGGGCACTTGTCACGGAAGATCTTCCACTTGCCCCGTTCGATGTAAGAGTTGACCCGAAGGATGCCTGTTTCGATGCTATTATTGCCCGGCTGGAAGAAGAGGCCGTATTCCTGATAGAGGCCCTGTACTGACTTGCCATTAACTGGGTCAGTTTTGTTCTTAATCGACGGGTCTGCCACCATGAAGCGAAGGCGCCCGAGTGGGATCTCTTCGATCATCGGCTTTAGAGCTTGAGCGTGGGCCGGAACTAGACGATTAGGGAAGTAGTATTCGTCATAGGTGACGACTTCGCCCTTATCTGGGTTGATAGCGTGGAAGTAGACTGCCGTTGGGTTACGCAGACCGTGGTCGAGCGTGACGAATCGTTCCCAGTGTGCCGGGATTGGACCATACTCGCTGGAATCGACGAAGGTGTTGGCGAAACTGGGGTAGACCATGCCCTCCGAGTGTTCGAAGGACCCCAACAGGTAACGCTTGATCCACCATTCCGGCTTGCCCTTCGAGTTGATCTCGATAAAGTCGGGCGGCAGGTGCTTGTTAAGGTGGGTAGGCCACACAAAGACCGTGATCGCCGGGTTGTAGTCCTCATGCTCAGGGTGCTTCGGGTCTTTTCGAGCGTCATTATCGACCAAGACTTCCTTGATCCAGCCCAAGTCGGGGTTGGAACAGACCATAAACATGCGATTTTTGACAAAAGGGTCACGCATACGGGTCAAAAGCTGGTCAAAAATGGTTCGTTTGATGCCCGAAGCCTCTTCCATGTGGATCAGGCCAGCGTTGATTGAACGGAGCTTCTCTTCATCATCACTCGGGATGGTGAAGAAGGTGAACCCGTTAATCAGCCGGATTTCGCCATCGGTCTTGTTGTAGTTTTCGATGAGCGGAGGAGGGCAAATCTCTTGGAAGAAGGTCTTCAAAGTCGTGCGCTTCAACTGCTGAAGAGTTGGAGCGGTCAAAAGGCCCGTGCCACCGGGGTTTTCTAAGGCCCGAATCAGGACCTCGGTCAGAGAGGACTTTGACTTGCCCGAACCATAGCCGCCAAAGGCGCCCACAATCTGCATCCGGGTACGTTCTTCCCCAGTTTCCGGATCGACCATTGGGATGTAGGGGACCTCATGGATCGGTTGCTGGTAGTCCTGTGGGGTGTATGTAAGCTCGATGGCTCCACACGAACTACAGACGATATAACTGGGGTGATTGTCGGCGGGTTTCTGCATCTCGCCAACATGACAGTGGAGACAGATCATCCTCGACTTTCGCCCCTTTGTTGGCATAGTTGTTGGGGAGCCTTGCTATGGTAGCTGATTGGGCACAACTACCATAGCAAGATCGGTTCTAGAATGGCTGGAGAACTAGGGAAGGATGGGTGGAGCGGGGTGTGATAGCCTCCGACCCTGCTGAAGAGGGTGCGTCGGCCCACAAAGGCATGATGTCACCGATAGCGGCGGGATACCCAGATGAACGGCGTCCAACGGCCCTTTTGGTAGATCCGATCACAGATAAACCATCGCCCTGCTGAATAAGACCAGAGTTCAAAGTTTATCCAGATCATCTCTAACCCTCCTTCTTCGGAGTATCCTTAGCCTGCTCCTTACGGGTCTGGGCGTCGGCAACCTTGACGGCCTGATCGACCTGATGGGCCTCGGCCTGCTGTTGCATGGCCTGCTCGGCCTGAGCCGCCTTGATCTGGGCGTCCTGAGCAACAGTCTGGGCCTTGAGTCCTGCGACCTGCTGGTCACTCTGGATCTTCGCCATCGTCGCCTGTTGCTTCATCTGAAGCTCTGCGGCCTTCAGCTTGAGGTTGGCTTGAAGTTCAAGCTCCTTCAACTGCATGCCGTGCGCCGACTCTTGCTGGGCGATCTGGGCTTGGATCTCGGGAGGAATCCCCTGCTGACCCTGCGGGTTTTCGGCATCGACCAACGTCTTATAGGCTTGGGCAAGCGCCAAAACCCCCTTCGTCTTCACGTCGAAGTTCAGATCTTGCTGAGCCGACTGGATGATCAGGTCCAAGACGACCTGCTTGGGATCAGGAGGGGCCTGTTGGGGCTGAGGAACTGGGGTAGCCTGTGGGGTTTGAACCGGGGCGCCATTAGGCGCAGGCATCTGCATCGGAAGGCCCATTAGTTCACAACCTCCCAATCCGAAGCAAGGATGTCAGTCTGAGACGCCAGCCATGGCACCACCTTGTTATCGGCGGTTTTCATGGCGATGAAGGGGAGGTTCGGGTAGTTATCATGCTTGCCGTCCGTGAAGGCCCAGTTCTCGATCAGGAACAGGAACATGCCCTTGCCGTTCCAGCCCTTTCGGGCAACCTTGTTGCCCTGCTTCAGATGGATCAAAGCCGAGTCAAAACCGAAGCCTGCGTCCTGCGTCATTTTAGCTCTCCTCCAGTTCGTAGGTATTGGCGAAGGTTGCTGGGTCCATGATGCGCTTGAAGCCGCTGTCCGTGATGACCCAATCACCGTTATGGATCTGCTGGGGACCGTTGATGGTGTTGATCATCCAAGACAAGGCCGAATCCGTGCGAGGATCGCCCTGTCCACTGGAGTAGACACCAATCGGGATCTGGTTGGCATCCGGCAGGAATTGTTCAGCATCAATGACCGGGGGTTTCTGACGGTATCGGGCCATCCTTTTCTTCCTCCTCTGTTGGGACCTCTGACTGGGTGAGGTAGGTCCTGTTTTGGGGCTGAGCGGTGATGAGCTTGGGCCTCTGGATCTGATGGAGGATGACGACTTTGTTCTGGTCTTCCTGCGACATAATGCCGGAGAGGACGTTGATCTCCTTCGCCGCTTGGACGTTGCCTGCTTTGGCCTGCTGTTCAAGATGGAAGACGGCCTTACGTTGAGCGATCTGCGTACGTTGGGCCATCTGGGTCTTGATGTATGCCTGCACAGGCTCCAGAACTAGGAAGGCCGACCACTGAAAACGGTTGCCAACGGATGTGGACACTTCGAGTTCGTCAGGAGCGAGGAACAGGTTGGACGATTGGGACTCAAAAGCATGGGCCAGCCGAGCAAAGATCTGCTTGTCCTCTTCAGAGAGAGGTTCGAAGACCGGGCTTTTCTTGAGCATCTCGATCAGCACGGCGTTATGTCACCCCTTTTGTAGTCATTATAGCACGAGAAATGGTATTTTGGGGAGATTTTTTGCAAGAAAGGGACAGAGATTTGCATGGGTGGTGATTTTGGCGGCGAAGGTCTGCGGGGGAGGAGGTGTTTTGGACCCCACCCCGTACTTGCGAAATGAATTAAGCAACCCCTCCCCTACTGAACTGACCAGTCAGTACAAAAGCCGAACAAAAGTTCTCCCCTAACCCCTGCGTTTTGTAACATATTTGTCATTGACATAGCATGTGCCACGTGCTACACTGGTCTCAGGTCAAGGGCACGGAGCGAGACCCATCCCGCAAGGGACGGTCTGGCTGGACTAGAAGCACGGCAGGTAGGTCAACACCTTTCCTCTGGACTGTCATCCCAGTATGGGGGCAGGTACGGGAGTGAGACCGAAACGGTGCAGGCTAGCTCGCCGATCCTAGACCGGACCCGGACCCAACGAACTACAAATTCGGTGTTGACATCGAAAACGTAGTATGCTAAGATGGGATCAAGTCGAAAGCGCCGGGTCTGGGCCGTACCCGAGAGGGGCGGTCTGGATAGAAGGTGAAGGCCGATCCGTTGATCGGCTGGATTCGTCCGACGCTCCACAGGTCTGGCACATCTCCTCTTTGTAGGGCAGGACGGCTGGACAGTGGGCAAGACCCAACCCCATCGAACCAAACTACAAAATCGATCTTGACAGCGAATCGGTAGTGTGGTAAGATGGTCTCAGATCCGGAAGCGACGGACCCGGCCCCGGCCCCCAGAATGAGGCAGTGGGAACTGGCCTAGCCAGATTGCACGTAAGACCAGATCTAGCGAATGCGCTGTCCGAGCGTCAAACGGGCCTTCTATGACCGTGACCTGCCACCATAGGCAGTAGGCCATAGTCGCAAGTCAACTAGCGCAGATGTTTAACCCTGCGTGTAGTGCTAGCCGGGTATGATGCCCCGCAAAAACAACCAACCAAAGTAACAGGTTTCTGACCTGATAGCAGGACTCAGCCGCAAGGCTGGGCCTGCAATTGAGGCCAGAAGCTGAAAAGCTGGGCCGATCCGACAGAGAACTGGGGAGTGATGGGAGATGCCTACGGCTACCATTCGCTACATCGTACATTTCTACAAGGGCGGTCTTTGGGATCACAGTACGGGCTTCGGAGCCTGCTACGGCTCGGCATGGCGTGCCCAGTATGAGTGGGAAGAACAAGGCGCCGGGTATTCTGCCGATATCCGCTCCAAGACCATTATGCTGACCAAGTAGGAGGAGTAACCATGCTGGAGGCTTTCCGCAAGGCTTACGAGACCCTGAACAGTCTGAGCAACCGTTTCGAGTGTGACGCAGTCCAAGCGTCCCAATACGGCCTTGACATCGATCCGCCCAAGGTCCTTGAGCGTAACTACGGCCTTCTGTTCCTGCTGGAGGACCTTTTCGATCCGGAAGTCCTACTGGAGAGGGTGTAACCATGCTCAACATGAAGCACCGGGTTTCGGGCCGACTTCGCCCACCGTCTGGGCGCCTAGGAACTGGGGTAGAGTGCAGGCCGAAACCCCTCCACACGAGGGGTCTGACCGTCAAGCGGTCACTGAAGAGGCCGTTCCCTACTACACCTTTGGGAGGAATTTTGTATGCAGAACGTTAAGACCACGGTTAAGGGCACCAAGCTGACCATCGAGATCGACCTGTCGCAGGACTTCGGCCCCTCCACTTCTGGCAAGACGAACATCATCGCCACGACATCTGGCTTCACGTCGATTGAGGGCGCCCCCGGCGTCTCACTGGGCCTGAACGTCGTCCGGAAGGGGAAAGCCGCTCAGAAGGGCGCCTAGGCCCCTTAGCGTCGATCCTGTCGCCCTACACGGGGCGACTCAAGGGACCGAGATGCGCCAAAGAGGTCGGTGGGGAGAAGGCCAATCCCCTTGGGCAGGCCCGCCCGGAGTGTCTCGATCCTTTGAGTGGTCCCGTGTCGTTTGTCAAGCCCCAAACACCTGTTCAGGGCTGTATACAGAACCGAGCATACACGTTTTTTGGGTGATCACTAAAGCAGATCTTGCCTCAAAAAAAAATCC